CAAGAGCGCATCCATCCGAGTATCTGCCGACATGCTCAACATCCCGACACCATATCGCCCGGCGAACTTGTGCATGACGCTAACCCACTTCGTCTGGGTCTCCTGATGCTGGTTCATCGCCCGCGTCATCGCTCCGTTCAAGAGTTTTCCAACGATCATTATTCGACCTTTGCGTATGAACTCGGGGACCCGGGGGTGACTGCGAACTTATCATATTTTTCAGGGACCGGCGCGGGGAGCACCGCGCAAGGGACGTCCAAAATAACTTTTTCAGAAGAGGCTTAGAAAGGAATGTCTCAAGTAACGCTTGAACTCGCGAAGCAGCATTTGAAGGTGGATGACACCGCAGAAGATGCGTTGATTTCGCTCTACATTGAAGCCGCTGAAGCATGGTGCGGAAACTATATTGGCAGGGCGGTTGGCGATCTTCAGGCCGTGCCGGCTGATATCAAGCTCGCGATCCTGCGCCTTGTCGCCTTCTATTTCGAGTGCCGGAACATCGCCAGTTTTGGTCTTTCGATGCAACTTGCGCCGCATGGCGTGACATCGATCCTCGATAGCTACCGGGAAAGGTGGTTTACCGATGCCGCGTAAGAATGACGGTGGCCTCGGCAACGTCCTGGCCTCTATGGATCGCGTCAAAGCTGAAGCTCGTGCGGCAGTGATGGAGTCGCTGCTGAAGGGTGCAACCCATATCGCCGTGACTGCTCGCACCTTCGCGCCGGTCGATAGCGGCGATCTCCGCGACAGCATCGAAGTCACACCGCCCGGCGCGAGCACTCCACCTTATAGCCAGCCGGGCGGCTCACGCGTGGCCGGTGAAAACGAAGTGATCATCACTGCCGGGAATGAAGATGTCAGATATGCGCACCTTCAGGAATACGGCACGTTCAACACCGAAGCACAGCCGTTCTTCTGGCCTGCCTACCGCCTCAACGCTCAGAAGGTGAAGCGGAACGCAGCAAACCTGTTCAAGCGCCGGATCAAGAAGGCTTGGAAGGGGTAACAGTGATGGAACCGACCCTGGCACTTCAGACGGCAGTCCGGACGGCGCTGATCAACTCGCCTGCCGTCACAGCACTCGTTCCGGCTGATCATATCCGCTCCGGCAGCACCCGACCTGACAAGACGCCCACCATCATCATGAGCAACGGCAATACCGCCTTGCACGGCCATGACTACACAGCCCAACGGACGGCATGGGTCTACCTGGACCTTCACGTGTGGACGCTGGACGCTGGCGAGGATGCGGCAAAGGAAATCGCAGGCACTGTCATGGCCGCGCTCGATAAGGCCAGCCTAGCAATCGACGGCGGCTATTGTGACCATTTCCGCGTGACCGGATCTCGCTTCCCACGTGATCCTGACCCCGCCTATGGGCACGGCGTTCTTTCCGTCGAAGCTCTGATCAGGTGGATCGTCTGATGCTCAACATCGGCAAGCTTGATCACCGGATCACCATCGAACGGGAAACCGAGACGGTTAAGCCGTCCGGCAGCGTCGTCAAAGCGTGGACGCCGGTTGCGACGGTATGGGCAGAAGTCCTTCAGCAGTCGGCAAGTAAGTTCTTCACCGGCTTTGGTGAAGCGGAAACTGGCACCATAATATTCCGGCTGAGGTATCGCCCTGGAATCACGACCGCCGACCGAGTGACTTGTGACGGTCAACGCTACGGCTTGAAAGAGATCAAGACACTCGGCAGGCGTGATGCCCTTGAGCTTCGTTGCGAGGCTCTGCGGTGACACACCTTCGCGGCGTGAAGCCTGCCCTTGCACCTGACCGCGCACCGATCACTAAGGCACCGCCCGCGCCGAAGTGGATGACGGACGAGGCGCGCGCTGAGTGGAAGCGGATCATGCCGCGCCTGATTGAAGACCGGATCATTACGAAAGCCGATCTAACCGGCATTGAGAACTATTGCGTTGCCGTTGGTCGCGTTCGTGAGATTGAAGCCCTGTTTCGCACTGCTGGCTTAGACAAGGTTCTTTTCGGGATGCAGAACCGGGCGATGCAGACGGCCCGGCAGCTTGCCGCCGAATATGGCTTGTCGCCTGTTTCCCGCGCTCGTGTCGGCAGCGCAGCGAATGACGATGATGAAGACGACAACCCGCTCATGATCGGCAGGAACCGGCAGTGAGCAAGAGCGCGTTTCCTCATTGGATCTATGACGGCAGCAGTATTGCCGATCCGCTCGGCTACGGACAGGATGCCGTCGATTTCATCCGGGCGCTGAAGCACCCGGCAAGCATAGCACCGAAGGGACGCTTTCAGCTCTTAGATTTTCAGGAGCGGATTACACGCCGCATCTATGGCCCGCGCAATCCGGACGCCTCCCGCGTCGTCCGCACCGTCTTCCTGATGCTGCCGCGCGGCAACCGGAAGACCAGCATCGCAGCAGCATGGGCGCTTCTCCATACCATTGGACCGGAAGCGCGCCCTGCAGGACAGGCAATCTTTGCCGCGTCCGACCGTGAACAGGCCGGTATCGGCTTCAAGGAAGCCGCGAACATCGTCCGGGAAGACAAGCGGCTTATCGGTGCGACCCGCATCTATGACGCGCATAACTCGGCAAAGAAGATCATCTGCCGGTCGAATGCTGCCGAACTCTTGGCAGTCTCCAGCGACGGCGCAGCACAGCACGGCAAGACGCCTTCCTTCGTCCTTGTTGACGAGATCCACGCTTGGAAGGGCCGCGATCTTTGGGAAGCCCTCAAGTCCGGGATGGCGAAGGTGCCTGACACGCTCATGATAATTGCGACGACCGCCGGCCGGGGCCAAGAAAACATCGGCTTCGAACTCTATGACTACGCTCGCAAGGTCGCGACTGGCGAGATCGATGATCCGTCCTTCCTGCCGATCATCTTCGAAGCCGAACAGGCCGACGATTGGAAGGATGAAAACGTGTGGCACAAGGTCAATCCTGGCCTTACTCACGGCTTCCCTGATCTGGGTGGCCTTCGCACGATGGCGCGGGAAGCCGAACATCGGCCCGCCGAACGGTTCGCGTTTCAGCAGTTCCACCTGAATATGTGGCAGGCGGCTTCGCGCGACCCGCTCTTTGATATGACTGTCTATGACGCCGGGCGTGATCCGCACTTCGACCTAAGCGAACTTGAGGAACTGCCGTGCTACCTCGGCGTTGACTTGTCCCGCTCCGGTGACTTGACGGCCATCGTGGCCGCTTTTCGGCATGATGACGGGCGGATATCGGTGCAACCCTGGTTCTTCCTTCCCTCTGAGGGCTTGGAAGAGAAGGCTAGGCTTGACCAGGTTCCCTACCTTCGGTGGAGCGGTGACGGCTTGCTCGACGTGATTGACGGCTCGGTGATTGAGCCGGACGTGATTGCCGACCGCATCATTGACCTTTGCGGCACCTACAGTGTGCAGGAAGTGATCTTCGATCCGTCGCTCGCCGGGCCGATCATGGCGAAGCTCATTGATCACGGCATCAACGTCCTACAGCTTCCCCAGACGGCAAAACATATGCACGGCCCGATCTGCGATCTTGAGCGCGTCGTGAATGGCCGGCGCATCCGGCACGGCGCACACCCGATCCTTCGCAATCACTTCGAAAGCGTTGTGGTGAAGCGGGCGACCAGTGCCAGTGAGTTGACCACGATGCACAAGGGCACCCGGCACAGCAACCATATCGACGGCGCTATTGCATCCGCCCTGGCTGTCTCGCGTGCCGTCGCCAACGACAACCGGCGCTCGATCTTCGATCTCGATCCCGTCGATTTTGACCAGCTTCGCGCTGAAGCATGAGGAATAACTAATGGATGATGTTCAACGCCTCCTGATCTCTCTGGAAGGCCGGTTTAATAAGTACGAACGCGACCTGGACCGCACGAAGAACCGCACCCGCACCAACTTCCGGGCGATGGAGAAGCAGGCAGCGGATAGCGCGCGGAAGATGGACAGCGTCATGTCGGGCGCGCTCAAGAGCTTCGGCAAGGGGCTGGCGGGCGGCGTGATCGGTGGTCTCGCCATCGGTGGCCTTGATCAGATCGTGTCACGTGTCGGTGACATCGCAAAGGGTATCGCCAGGATCGGCAACGAGGCGAAGCGCGCCGGCCTCAGCACAAAGGCTTTTCAGGAGCTTGGCTATGTAGCGCAGCAGAACCGCATTCCGGTTGATGCCCTTGTTGACGGGATGAAGGAGCTAAACCTTCGCGCTGATGAATTCGTCGTCACCGGGAAGGGCAGCGCTGCTGAAGCTTTCCAGCGGCTCGGCTACTCAGCGCAAGACCTGAAGCGTAAGCTTGAAGATCCTTCGGCTCTGTTGGTGGAGATCATCGGACGCCTTCAGCAATTGGACCGCGCGGCGCAAATCCGCATCGCAGATGAGATCTTCGGCGGAACAGGGGGCGAGCGCTTCGTCGAGTTGATTGATCAAGGCGCTGAAGGCATCCGCCGCACGATCAAGGAAGCCAATGATCTCGGCATCGTCATGGATGACGAGCTTATCCGGCGCGCTGATGAGTTGGACCGGAAATTTCAGGCCATCGGCACCACGATCAGCACCTACACGAAGCAGGCCGTGGTTGGCCTGGTTGGGGCTATGGATGACTTCCTAGATCGATTCAACAAGATCGAAGAACAGTCTGACAGGAATGTGCAAAGCCGGCTGCTGGACGTTTATAGCGAAATTGCCGCTGAGAAGCAGAAGCTTGCCGACCTTCAGCAGATCAGCCTCGGCACTCCTGCCGACCTGATGAACATTACCGCCTCACAGAAGGAGATCGAACGGCTCACGGCTGAAGCCATGCGCCTTCGCGACATTCTGGACCGCCGCAACGGCTACAGGGAAGACTTCATTTATAAGACCGGCGAAGATGCAAAGCACGCGAAGCCGCCACTCGACAACCTCAACAGCTCGCTTACTGGCACCGGCAGCGCGGCAGGTGCCGGCGCGAAGGGCTTGGATAGTTTTGCGAGTCCCGTGCGGGCGCTGAAGGATGAGATTCCCGACCTCGCCAACGGTCTTGCGCAACTGGACGCTCACACCCGGATCGATCAAGCCTATCGCGCCGCGCTTGGTAAAGCCCGCACGATGGGCGAAGTCTACCTTGCCAATGAGCTTCGCGGAAATGCGCTCTCGGCTGTTGCCGCCCGTTCGGCAACCGACGACCCTACGCGCTACCTGACCAGCGTCCTGGCGTCCGGTAAGTCTCAGGCGCATATCAACGGCCTTGCAAGCACCTTCGCTGAGAAGCTGGCGAAGATGCTGGCTTCAATGCCCGATGACCTGAAGGGCGGCGTAACCATCAACTCCGGCTATCGCTCGGTTGAACGGCAGCAGCAGCTTTGGCTTCAGGCGCTGAAGAAATACGGTTCACCTGAAGCCGCTCGGAAGTGGGTAGCACCGCCCGGCAATAGCCAGCATAACAAGGGGAACGCTGCCGACCTGGGCTATAGTTCGGATGCCGCCCGGCAGTGGGTGCATACCAACGCTTCCCGGTTCGGCTTGTCGTTCCCACTCTCGAATGAGAACTGGCACATTGAAGACGCTGAGGCTCGCCAGCAGCTCAACAGTCAAGAAATGGAGCGGAAGATTGCCGTCGCGACCGAACAGGCGGACGCTTACCGGCAGATCACGACAGAGGCCCGTAACTTCATTCTAGGCCAGCAGACGGAACGGCAGGCGCTGGACATGACGACTGACGCCGCTGCGAAGCTTCGTTTCGAGCAGCAGATGCTTGCTGAAGCGCAACGGGCGGGCATCACGTTGACTGACCAACAGCGACAGGAGATTGCTAGCCTCGCCGCTGGCATGGCGGGCGCTGAAGGTGCGGTGCAATCCTATGCTCAAACACAGGAGCAGGCTTCAGCGGCTGCGCAGTTCTTCGGTCAACAGGCTGTTGATGCACTCTCCGGCCTGTTGACCGGCACCACGACCACACAACAGGCGTTGCAGCAGTTGCTGCAAACGCTCGTGAAGGCAGCGCTTCAGGCAGCTTTGCTAGGGGAGGGGGCGCTTGCCGGCCTGCTTGGTGGGAAGCCTAACGTTCAAACCAGCACCGGCAGCGGCAAGATAGGTCTCGGTTCGATCCTCGGCGCATTCTTTGGGTTCGCAGATGGCGGCTACACCGGGCACGGCGGAAAATACGAGCCGGCAGGCGTCGTGCATCGTGGCGAGTACGTCATGAGCAAGAAAGCAGTGAGCAAGATCGGCGTTGCCAATCTTGAGGCTATGCACCGGGGAGCGCTGAAACCTGGCTATGCCGAAGGTGGCTATGTCGGGCAACCTCGACTTCCCGCCGCGAATGTAGCGCCTGCGAACCAGAACACACCCCAGATCGCAATCAGCGCACCGGTGACGGTCAATGCCAGTGGTGGGACACCTGAAGCAAACGCGGATCTGGCAAAGCAGGTATCACGGCAGATGGAAGCAACCATGCGCGGCGTTGTCGTCGACGAATTGATGAAGCAGAGCCGTAGCGGGAATATGATGAACTCCGGACGCGCGTTCGGTCGCCGCTAGTGGGCACCAGAGCGAACGCGCGTCCGATGAGGCCGAGCGTTCTGTCAACGGAGAATGCCTCTAATTCGTAGCGACAAGATTATTATGAGGTATGGGATGGGAGGTCGCAACCTCATTTCTCTGTTTAACCATCTGAATTTTATGATGATTAGACAGTTCTGGCTATTGTTGGAGCCGCGATAGACGGGTACAATTTCAAATGTAAAGGCCGGCCCGTTGGAGCGGAGCCGACCTTGAAACCGTTCTCGACCAACGGCAACCTCAGTATAGGATATTTTTCCTACTTGCGCAATCCTGCAGGTCGAGATCGGACATCAACAACGGTTTGTCACCGTCGCTGATGACATACTGGCCTCGTGCTTGAAGGGCGATACCGGGAATCCAGACCGGCGCTATCAGTCAGCCAGAGACGAACGGAAGATCGGGAAAGCCGGTTGTCGCCGCATGACGTGTCATGGAAAGGTATGCGAAAAGACGGGTGGAATGTGAAACGCTGACGAGATCAGCAACCACAACGCCCGGCCACGTGTTGATTGAAGGTAAGTCACTCGTGGCGCACGATCTGAGATCGTAACCGCTTTGCCCCTAAGGGCAGGATATCGGAGTGCTGCTAGGCAAATGGAAGCCGCCTAGTGGGTTAGACTGACCAGAACTCTTCACCACCTGTAGACGCAGGAGATCCCCCTCGACTAAGACAGCTGCTGACGCTTTAATCGTTGGCTTTCTCTATTTGTCTGAGTCGAGGGGGGATAAGTCCTATACCGCAGGTTCTACATGCTCTTTCTTGATAACCCTAACCGGCTCGAAAGAAAGAGAGAATGACAGACCGCGAAAGCGGTCTGGCAAGGGAGCGTAGCGACCGCGCAGGGAGGGAGCTAAGCGACCGAGTGACGGGTTAACTGGCTTTCATGGCTTTGCGTATTCGCTTCAAGCCCGGCAGCGCTCTTAGATCCGCCAGCGTTGCGGGTCCGCCTTTTCGGTGCATCATGCGGTGACAGTTTGCGCAAAGCACGGCGAAGTCTTTTGCAGGATCCATCGGCACAACCTGGTCATGCGGCAGTGACGATAGAGGGATTAGGTGGTGTGCCTCGATATAATTCTCCCCAACGGCGCCATATATGGATTCGAAATCGAACTCACACCCTTGGCAGACTACTCCTAAGACTTGCTTTACTTGCTGCGCCGCTTTGGGGTTGCGTTCAATCGACCGATGGAAGCGGTAGCGGCGGCGTTCTTCTAGGACCGCACTTGTGATTTCCCCGGTTTCTGATTGAAGATCGATGCTCGACAGCCCCCCTAATGCTGGAAGTACCAAATATAGGTGGAGCAAATCTAAGAGGTTGGAAGCGAGTTGGTCCTTATCCGGCAGCTTTGCGAGGTCGTAAGTGAACCCTACTATGTGGCCGGCCTCGTATCCCGAAGGGAGCTTTCCTTGCGCGTCTAGGTCGATATCGGCCGGCGACGCCTTAGTCGTTTCTCTTGTCAGACGGCTACGAGCAAGTTCTGCGCGGCGCCTTAACTCGCCACGATAGTCTCTCCCAAACTCAGCATGCACAGCTGTTGTGCCCTGATTGAGGGAGAGGTAGAGCCGCTTCATGTCGGCAGAGAAGAGATATACAATATAATATCCAGCAGTGGCGCTTTCCGTGATAGCGCGATTGAATACCGCAATCCATGGAATGACCGCCCAGTTTCCCTGTCCTGGGCTTCCAGTGACC